GTTTATGTTTGGAATGCTGATATATCTTTAAAGTTAAAAGTTGATCCATATGATGTTCAAGAAGTTATAAATAAGCAAAGAGGATTATACAAAAGAACATCAACAAATTAATAAATGAAAATAAGCGAACACATATCGTACAAAGAAGCTACAAGAAGTGTTACAGCATTACGTTTAGGCATAGATAATACACCAAATGAGTATCAGCTCCAAAATATGGAGATCATTGCTAAAAACGTATTTGAGCCACTTAGAAAAGCTGTTGGTGGTGCTATAAAGATTAATTCTTTTTTCAGATGTGAGGATTTAAATAAAGCAATTGGTGGTTCAAGCAGATCTCAACATTGTCAAGGCAGAGCAATGGATCTGGATGACACTTATGGATATTGGACAAATGCAGAAATGTATTACTATATAAAAAATAATCTTGACTTTGATCAAATAATATGGGAGTTCGGAACAGATGAAAATCCAGATTGGGTTCATGTAAGTTATGTAGATGCTGATTCTAACAGAAAAAGATGTTTAAAAGCTATCAAGGAAAATGGCAAAACAAAATACATTGATATAACTAATGAATAAATTTCAATTTGGAATTATGGAAACTTTAAGCAATGGCTTATTATTAGGATTTGCTTACTATCCATATGATGATGAAAGTCAATTTTCTGAATTAAATATTTATTTAGTTTTATTTGGTTTACACTTTAGATTTTATAGTTATGAGCGATAAAAAGAAATTCAAAGAGACAACAGTAGGAAAATTATTATTTGGTGCTGCATCAATGATTAATCCAACACTAGGAAAAGTTTTAAATGGTGTTAGCTCACCACAAGAAGCATTAGCACAAATTGGTAAGGCAAAAATATCTAATGAAGATAAAATTAGATTACAACAATTAATTTATGACCAACAAAACAAAGAAATAGAATCTATTACTAGTAGATGGAAAGCTGATTCAATTAGCGATTCTTGGCTAAGTAAGAATGTGCGACCACTTGTTTTAGTTTGGTGTATAGTTGTTTTTTCATTGGCTGGTATATTAGATAGTATTGAAAGTGTGCCATTTCATATAGGTGAAACTTGGAATGATACATTTGAAAAAGTTATGATGGCAGTAGTGTTAGCATATTTTGGTGGGCGTACAACAGAAAAAGCAACAAGTATATTTAAAAAATAATGGCAAAAAATATAGTTCAAATATATAGAGCTAAACAAAAAAAGAAGCGACCAGGCATACACTCAAAGAATGCATCAAAAGGTCAAAAAGGTTACAAAAAAAAGTATCGAGGTCAAGGGAAACAAAGGTAAACGAAATTGCTTAAATTTGTAAAAAACATTTTATGGCAACATCATATACTGGTTTAAGGGTTCAAGATACTTATAATGCAATAATCAAAATTGGAGACAATTCAAACTTAACTGGAACTCCAAAACTTTTAAGTGATGGTTTAGGTAACGATTCACCTTTATATTTATCTGGAACTAGATTAGGTATTGGTATTTCACCAGCTTATCAGTTTCATACAAGTGGTAATGCTAAAATTGGAGGTAATTTAATTGTATCTGGTAACCTTACAGTAAATGGTACACTTACATATTTAAATGTACAAGATTTAGCAGTTGAAGATCCAATAATAAAATTAGCAAAAGACAATACAGCCAATACACTAGACATAGGTTTGTTTGGTAAGTATGTAGCAACTGGTACAAAATATAAAGGTTTTTTCAATGATGCTAGTGATGACAAGTTTAAGCTATTTATAGGCACTACTGTTGAGCCAACAACAACTGTTGATACATCAGCTAGTGGATATACAATTGGAACTCTTGTGGCTAATTTAGAGGGCAATGTATCTGGTAATGTAACTGGTAATGTAACTGGTAATGTAACTGGCAATGTAACTGGTAACTTAACTGGTAATGTAACTGGTGGTACTGTAAGTGGAACAACAGCTACTTTTAGTAGCATTGGTCAATTTGCTGGTGCTATAAGAATTACAGAAAGTGCAACAGCTCAACGTATTTTGATTGGTAATCAAGATTCTGGTGGAGTAAATAAACCAGCGATTATTATGGGTGCTAATGCTAGTTTATATTTTGGTTATGGAGATAGTTGGACAGGTGAGGGTGGTAACATGACAAATATACTTGTTATTAGTTCAGCAGATTCTAGTTCAACTTTTAGTGGTAATATTTTACCTAATGCTGATTCTACTTATAACATAGGAGCAAACAATAATAAATGGGCAGAGGGATATTTTGATCATTTATATATTGGTGAAACTGGCAATAATCCTAGAATAGATATTTATACAGAGGATGAAACTGCTGCAATTGCAGACACTTTTGCTGATACAACAACAGATAAATCATATATATATTTTAATGCTGGTACATCAAGTAATGACCCTGGATATATAATGCATGAAACATCTAATAGTGAAACAAATGAGGGTGTTTTACATTTAGTGCCATCTGATGACAATGATTCTGGTGATTATGTAAGTATTCATGGAACTAATGATGCTGATGCTTTAAGATTACACACAAATGGTTTAATAGAAACTGCAAATGGTATAGGATTACAATTAACATCAGCTAGTGGCACAATAACTTTAAATGATTCTATTTCTGGTACAACTGGTACGTTTAGTGGTCAAGTAAGTATTCCAGAAACACCAACAGCAGATGCTCATGCAGCATCTAAAAAATATGTAGATGATAATACTGGTAGTGCTGATGTTGCAAAAAGATTAGAGGTTACAGTAAAAAATGTAAGTGGTGGCTCACTTGCAAAAGGAGTTGTTGTCCATGCGGCACCAACAGCAACCCCACCAAGTGGCAATGTTATAGAGGTTGTTCCAGCTGATGCTAATGTAGTGGCTAGTATGCCAGCAATAGGTGTATTAAATGAAACTATTGCAAATGAGGCAGAGGGTGAAGCTGTAATGTTTGGAGCAGTAAGTGGGATAGATACATCTAGTTTTAGTATAGGAGATGAATTATATGTGTCTGAAACTGCTGGTGAATTTACAGCCACAAAACCAACTGCATTTAGTAGTCAAGTACAAAAAATAGCAGTAGTAATAAAATCTCATGCTACTAATGGATTAATAAAAGTGTTTGGAGCTGGTAGGGCAAATGATGTTCCTAATAGAGTTGACAGGGATATGAATTTTACTGATGATTCTAAATTAATTTTTGGCGATGATTCTGACTTATTTATAGTACATAACGATACAAATGGTGTTATCGAAAACGTAAAAGGTGATTTTGTCATACAAAATAAAGCTGATGATAAATCTATAATATTTAGATGTGATGATGGTAGTGGTGGTATTATTGAATATTTTAGAATTGATGGCTCTACAAATACAGTACCATTTGGAAGATCACCACACATTGTAGATAATTTAAAATTATACTTTGGTAACGACACAGCAAATGATGCTAGTATTAAGTGGGATTCTACAGCTAGTCAGTTGTTTATAGATGGATCAAGTAAATTTTTAGATGGATTAGATATTGTAGGTGATTTATCTGTAACTGGTAATTTTAAAAATGATTTAATATTTGAAAGAGCATCAACAAGAAAAATAATATTTAATTCAGATCTTAACTTTGCTAGTGATTTAGCATTTTTATATTTTAATGATAATTCAACTTTTCACAGAACTGGTACTGAAAATGTTAGATTTAGTATCGGTGCATTTAATGACTTTAGTAATTCATCAACACATTCAGATGCTTTAGATTTACAAGGTGGTGCGAGATTATATTTAAATGCTGGTAACTGGGATAGTGAATTAGATTCAGCCATTGGTGATCCATCAACTGGAGCTTATTTAGATGATTATCCAATACAGTTTGCAGTTAATAATGATGTAAAAGTTAAAATTAACGATAGTGGTCATTTATATGTTGATAGTGGTGAAATAGTAGTTACTCCATCAACTGGTTATGGTAGAATAGAGATTGGTGGTGCAAGTGGTGGTTATATAGATTTAAAAGCTCCAGCTAGTGATAATTATGATTTAAGATTTATTACTGGCCAGGGTGGTAACGAAATAACTACTGCTGATGGCGATCTTAAAATAAATACATCTAACACTCTTGCTTTAACAATAGACACCTCACAAAATGCAACTTTTGCTGGTGATATAACTACTTCAGGGAATATAATACTTTCTGGCGCTTCTAATGAAATAATTAAATCTAATGGATCTATTAGGTTAAACATAGATTCAGACGCTAATCAAACAGATAGAGTATTTATAGTATCTACAGGCGCTAATTCTGAATTATTTAGAGTAGATGAAAGTGGTAATGGAACTTTTGCTGGTAATGTAACTGCTGATTCTTTTATAAAAGATGGTGGTACATCATCACAATATTTAATGGCAGATGGTAGTGTTTCAACAAGTACTGGTGTTGATGGTAGTGGTACAGCTAATGATGTTGCAATGTGGTCAGATAGTGATACATTAACAGATGCACCAATAGCTATAAGTGGAAATAATGCAACTTTTGCAGGTAATGTAACGATAGGTGATAATAGTGCTAGTGAAATATTTTTAGCATTTAATTCTTCATCAACAGATTTTGCTTTAGGTGCTAATGGTAGTAATTTTATGATTGGCACAAGCTCTGATTTAGATACTGGCAATTTAATAACTTTATCAGGTGCAAATAATCGATTAGGAATTGGAACTACATCGCCTGCTTCTTTACTTCACATAAAATCTACTGCTACAACACCTCAAGGTATAACAGTAGAGGGAGGAGACGAATCTTTTATTAAATTTTTAACTGGTGCAGTTAAAAACTGGGGATTAATCACCACTAATCTAGCAGCTAGTGATTTTGGAATTTATCAAAGTAATGCAAATGGGGGTGACCCATTTACGGCAGGAACAGCTAAATTATATTTTGATGGCTCAGGAAACGCAACTTTTGCTGGTGATTTAACTGTTTCTGGTAATAATGTTAGATCAAAAATATTTGAAAGCCATGTTGGTCATCCATATTTAGATTCTGATGGTTCAAACAACTATGTAAAGGGTGGTAATAATGGTGTAAATACATTATATGGTCAGTATAATTATTTTAGATCGCAAGGTCATATAATACCACATTCTGATTCTACTTATGACTTAGGTGGAACATCAAATTATTGGCGAAACCTTTATGCTATAAATCTTACATTACATGGTACTGCTACTGGAACAACTTATACCTTATATAATGGTACAGCAAATGGTGGTACTGGTACAACAGCAGTTCAATATTATGAGTTATATAGTAAATCTGGTGCTGGTGGTCAAGATTACTTGCATTTTGAATTAAAAAGTTTTAATAGCTCTGAATATTCAGCAGAGGTAGAAATTACTGTACCAGTTTATTCTGGTTTTTCTAGTTCTTATGGAACAATGGATGAGGGTCAAGGGATACAATGTGAAATTAAATATGGTGGATTAGCAACACAAACAAGTTCTATGATTGAGATTATAGAAACTGCTGATTTAAGCTCAACATCAAGTTTAACAAAGTTATATTTGAAAATACAACCAGCAGCAAATAATACACAAATTCAAGTAAAAAATTACTCAGATTGTACTATAAAATTTGCAGAGGGTAATTCTTGGTCAACAACAGCTCCATCTAATCAAGCAAGAGCATTTAGTTTTATTACAGCAGCTACAAGTATTAATGATTCATTATCTATTAAAAGAGGTGGAGAAGTTGACATCATTGGTGATGGACATTTGTTTATAGGTGAAAACAACACAACACCAAAAGTAGATATGATGTATTTAGATCATCCTAATGGTGCTGGACGGGACACAAGAATATTCATAGGTAAATCGAATGATTTGCCCAATGGTGCTAGTTTCCCAACATCAACTGCTGCTGGTGGTTATGGAATACAATTTCAATCTAATTCAGATGGTGCATTTTTTGGAATAGAAGATTATGGCTCTAATCAATTTCGACCAGTCATAAACTGGGGTGATAACACTAGCGATACACCAATGACATTTAGGTTTAATGGTAGTAGTATTTTTACAATAGATTATCTAGGTAACATAGCTGGTAGAAGTGGATATTTTACTGGTAACTCAGGATTACCAGCAACATCAGGTACTAATCAAACAAAATTGTTACGACTTAAAGCATCTAATAATGCTACACTTGATATGGGTTGCGACCATACAACTGCAAATGGGTGGTTACAAGTAACAGATGTAACTGATTTATCTCAAGAATATAGTTTACTACTGCAACCTAATGGTGGTTATACAGGAATTGGCTTGACTAATCCTCAGTACCCTCTTCATGTTGTTGACACAATAGGTACTAGAGTATTAAAATTAGGTCATGGAGCTGCTCATGCTAGAATTTCAACTGATGATGCAAGTAAACCATTAGATTTACAAATAAACTCACAGAATGCTTTACGAGTTGCTACAAGTAAAAATGTACAAATATACAGAGCTGGTAATTCTAATGGTGGTACTTTACTCTTAGGACCACATGGTAGTGGATCAAATAAATGGTCGTATTTGGCTGGTACTCATTACAATCAAGATACTGGTAGTGGTAATGGCTCTGGTTCGGCTGGTGTTGCTCTTATTGGTGCTTTTTCTGACATTTCATCTAACCTTGTATATATAGGGGGTGGACCACATGAAATAAATGCAGCAAATGCAATTCTTTTTTGGACACACACATCTAGCACATCAACACAAGGTGGAACTGAGAGAATGAGAATATCATCAAACGGAAACATAGGAATTTCATCAGTATCGCCACAAACATATTTACAAATAGGAAATTATCCAAATAATAATATAAACATAACTACATATCCAGATGTTCCAAGTGAACATATGATTCATTTAACTGCTCCTGGAACAACTAATAGATATGGTGCTGGTATAAGTTTTGGAGAAAATAGTTTTACTGCTGCTAATATTACTGTACAAGATGCTGGTGTAAATGGTTCATTACATATGTTATTTGGAACAAGACACCATTCAGGAATTGTACAAGAAAGAATGCGTATTCAATCTAATGGGGATATACAATTTACTAGCAATAGTCATACACCATATATTCAACTTGTTAATAGTGGTAGAACTCAAGGAAATCCTGGATATAGTTTTAATAATGATGAAAACACAGGAATGTTTCAACCTGCAGGTGTTGCTGATACTATTGCTTTTTCTACAGGTGGTGCAGAAAGAATGCGTATAGATTCATTAGGTAAAGTAGGTATAAATAACAATGATCCACAAGCTACATTAGAAATTGGTGGAGCTGGAGCAACATTAAGAGTTGGACCGAGATATAGTTCTGGTGGGGATAGAGATTTTGTTGATTTAATTGCTGCTGGTACAGATAGTAAAGTTTTATCAAATAATGAGAGATTTCATATTGAAAATAATTCTGGTCATATAGTTATAAATCCATCAGCTGGAGTAGGAATAAAAACCACAGCTCCGATGTATAATTTACAAGTTCAGAAATCTAGTCAAGCAGCACCAGCAATTATGATTGGTGGAGCTTATTATGGTGGACCAAGATTACAAACTTATGGATTAGATGCAGATGCTGGTGCATGGATGGGGTTAGGAACTGATATGAGTGGTGGAGCTTATGAACATAATGTATATTTTCCTGATCACAACAATAATGGTAGATTAAGTTTTGGTACATACAATGGCACTACTTATTCTGAAAAAATGAATATTACAAGAGCTGGTTTAATTGGAATGGGTGGTGCTCCAGAAGTAAGATTGCATGTTTATGGACAACAATATTTTCAATTTGATACAGTAAGTGGCGAGGGTACTAAATTTGAAAACAATACATCTGGTGGTGCTATACAAATAGGTTTCCAGCAAAATGACACAGATGGAATGCACCACAGAGCATATTTGCGTGTAAAAAAAGACAGCAATGGTACTTATGGTGGTCGAATGGATTTTAGAATAAGAAATCATGGTACTGCTTCAATACTAACTGCATTAACAATTAGATCAAATAAGTATGTTGGTATAAATAAAGAAAACCCTAGTTATCAGCTTCATGTTGGTGGTTCGGCTGAAATAGATGGAACATTATATTCTGACAGAGTAGCTGCTGGAATACCAATGCCATCACATATAGTTGATGCTTATTCATCAACAAGTGGTGTTTTTGCTGGTAGATTTGTATATGCTGGAACAAGTGGCTCAGATTGTGCAATGCTTTTAAGATTAGCTGGTGGATCAACAGCACCTAGTTATGTTGATTTTATTTATGGCTCTGTACAAACTGGATATATAACAACTAATGGATCATCAACTTTTTATGGATCAGCATCAGATTATAGATTAAAAGAAAATGTAGTTGAATTAAATGGTGCTTTAGATAGGTTAGATAATTTACAACCAAAAAGGTTTAATTTTACATTAACACCAGAACAAACAGTTGATGGATTTTTAGCACATGAAGTTGCTGATGTAGTACCAGAAGCTATACATGGTGTAAAAGATGCTGTAAATGAAGATGGTGAAATTATAGCACAAGGTATTGATCAAGCAAAATTAGTACCTTTATTAGTTGCAGCAGTACAAGAATTAAGAGCTGAGGTTGAATTATTAAAATCTCAAATAAATTCTTAAATTTGTAAAAAAATAAATTATGGCTAATACATATCATTGGAAAATAGTGCAACTAGATGCAAAAATTAAAGAAAACGACTTGGATAATGTAATTTATACTGTACATTATAGGTTTTATGCAGAGGATGATTCTGATCCAAAAATTGTTAGAGACATAATTGGTTGTATTGGTGTTGAATATGATCCAGACAATTTTATACCTTATGAAGATTTAACAAAAGAAGATGTTGTTGGATGGTTAGAAGCAGATTTAAATGTTGAGGGTATGAAACAAAATTTAGATCAAGAAATAAACTTAATAAAAAATCCAGTTGATGAATATTTAAAACCTGACTGGGATTAATAATTAAATAAATATATATAATGAGCAAACTAGAAGAAAAAGAGTTACAAGAACTCAAAGAAACAATTTCAAAGCCAAATCAAATTCTTATTGAAATAGGTGCAAGAGTAGTTGCATACAATTCAATTGATGATCTTGTTAATTTACACAAAGAATCAATTAAAGAGCAACAAGACAAAGTTAAAGAGATTGAAGATAAATATGGTAAAGGTTCTTTAAATATTGATACTGGCGAAATCACTCCTTTAGAAGAAGAATAAAATGGCTGTTATAAATGCCACTAGCTTTCTGTTATTAAAAGATACAACAGTTGTAGGGCATTCTAAAAGCACTAGCTTTAATATTAATGTAGATTTACCAGATGCTACTACCAAAGAAAGTTTAGGGTGGCAAGAGGTTATACCAGGTGTTAAATCTGGAACAATTAGTTGTGAATGTTTAACTGATTATTCTGATACTTTAAATTTTGAGCAGTTAGCCGATATGGTGCTAACTAAGGAAAAGGCAACTTTTATTTTTAAAGACAATGTAAATCCTAAATTAATAGTTAGAGGTGAGGGGTTTGTAAGCTCAGTTGATGAAACAGCTCAGTTTGAAACTGCTACTAGTTTTAACTTAGAAATAAACCTTACTGGTGTATTTACAATAACAGATCCTAGTGAGGGTAGAACTTGGGAAAACATCTTTGAAAAGTGGGAGGATATATCAGATAACTGGGAAGATGTATAATTTTTTTATTTGTATATTTGTCTAAGATTAATAATTAAAAAATATATAAATGGCTACAACAGGCGTATTTAATGGAACAGATTTACTACTTAAATTAACAGATGGAACAACAATAGCAACATCTACTACTATTGGACACTCAACATCTTGTACTCTTACACTATCAAATGATTTGCCTGAGGCAACTACAAAAGATAGCAATGGATTCCAAGAAGTTATTGCTGGTGTTAAAAGTGGTGAGATTTCTTTTGAAGGATTAATTGCTTATGATGACAATGCTAATCCAGTTGATTTTGCTGATATTTTAATTGCTAGGAGAGCTGTATCATGGGAATTTGGAACTGCTGAAACTGGCGATGCTGTGTACTCTGGATCTGGGTTTTTAAATTCAGTTGAGATGAGTGCTGAAATGGAATCTCCAGCAACTTATAGTGGATCAATTACTGTAAATGGTGCAATCACTAAATCATAATTTTAGTAATTCTTAATAAAAATTAAAGGGGTATGGATTGAGGAAACTATACCCCTATAAATATATAAATATGGCAAACAAAAAAAGAGGTTACTATACCTTAAAAATAGGTGGGAAAATGCGAACAATGCATTTTTCAATGAATTTCTGGTCAAACTTTACTGAATTTTTACAAGTACCTTTAGACAAAATAGGTGATGTTTTTAGTGGTGGTATTTCAATAAAAGCAATTATTGGTTTAGTTTATTCTGGTTTATTAGCACATGATCAAGAACAAGGCAATGAAATTGATTACAATGAATTTAAGGTTGGCATGTGGTTAGAAGATTTTGATGCTGATAAATTAAATGATGTTGTTGAATCAATGATGCAATCAAGAATACTTGGTAATGATTTAAACATGGGTGTTGCTAGAAATATTAAAAAAACTACAAAACCAACTAAAGAGGGAAAGTAAGTAGCCAACTTGATTGGGATTCTCTATTAGATTTTTATATTGGTCAGGTTGGCATAACTCCAGATTCTTTTTGGAAAAATACTTGGAAAGAAAATCATTTACTTGGTGAATCTTACATGATTAAAACCAACTTACAATGGGAGCAAACCAGATATTTAGCTGCTATGCTTTACAATGTAAATTGTGATAAAAAAGGTCAAATGATTACACCAGATAAATTATTCCCTTTGCCACAAGATGTGTATTTAGGCAAAGGAAAACCAAAGTCAACTAAAGAGCAATTTTTAAAATTTAAAAACAAAGTAGATAAAAGTAAGCTACCAAAATAGGTGGCTTATTTTTTTTGTATTTTTACATAAAAATAATTCATGGCTAAATTAAGATTAGATTTACAGCTAACTGGGTTCAAACAAGCATCTGGAAAACTTAAACAATTCGGCAACAAAATGAAGTCGATTGGTGCTAGTATGCAAAAGTTTAGTTTACCATTGGCTATCGCTGGTGGTGCTGCTATAAAGATGGCATCCGATTTTGATAAAAATATAACTAAAATAAAAGCTCTTGTTGGTACTGCTGGTGAAGATCTAAATAAGTTTTCTGAGGCATCTAAAAGGATGGCTAAAGAAACTGGTATCTCATCTTCTGAAACTAGTAATGCAATGTTCTTTATTGCATCGGCTGGTTTAGAGGGTGCTGAGGCAATAGCAGTTTTAGAAGCTGCATCAAAAGCTAGTGCTGCTGGTTTAGGTGATGTGGCACAAGTTGCTGATTTAGCAACATCTGCAATGAATGCTTATGGTAGTGGAAGTTTATCGGCAGAAGCAGCAACAGATGTTTTAACTGCTGCTGTTAGAGAGGGTAAATTAAATAGTGAGGAACTAGCTGGTGCTATGGGACAAGTATTGCCAGTTGCATCAAATATGGGTGTTAGTTTTAATGAGGTTGGTGCTGCAATGGCTGCAATGTCAAGAACTGGTACAAATGCAGCTTCTGGAGCAACCCAATTAAATAGTATTTTATCTGGCTTACTAAAACCAACAAAACAAGCTGAGGATGCATTGAAATTGATGGGATTATCTAGTGCTGGTTTAAAACAACAAATTAAAGATGAGGGATTACTTAGTGTTTTAGAAACTTTAAAAACAGAGTTTGATCAAAATAGTGATGCTGCTGCTCAAGTGTTTCCAAATATTAGAGCATTAAGAGGGGTTTTAGATTTAACTGGTAAAAGTGCAAAAACCACAAAAGAAATATTTAATGAATTAAATGCATCTCAAGGAGCAACAAAAAAAGCATTTGATGATACTGCTCAAAGTGCAAGTTTTAAATTAAAGAAAGCATTAAATAGTGCTAAACAATCATTTTCTGAAATGGGATCTGTATTGCTTACATCATTGTTGCCAGCTATACAAAACATTACTAAAGTTATAACTAGTTTATTTACATCATTTCAAAATTTAGATGGCACTATACAACAAATGATTATAGGTTTAGGTGTTTTAGTTGTAGCATTGCCAACCTTATTAACTTTATTTGGTAGTTTAACTAGTATTCTAGGAGCTTTATTATCTCCTATTGGTTTGATTGCTGCTGGATTGGCTGGTATTGCTTATATAATAAGCACCAATTGGAATGAAGTTGCTCCAGTTTTAGTTGGTTTATATAATAGATTTGTTGATTTATATAATTCATCTATTGGATTAAGGTTAGCAATACATGGCATTGGAGCTATATTTAAAAGTGTATTTGTAGGTGCTAAAGTTTTAGTAAAACAATTTTTAAATGTTTTTGGCACTTTATGGAATGTAATAAAAGAATTTTCTGAAAAAGGATTAAAAGGTAGTTTTTCGGATGTTCTTGCAATGGGATTTGCAAAAGGAGAAAAAATAGCACAAGATGGAGCAGAAGAAATTGGTCAAACATTTGTAGATGGATTTACAGATGCATTAGGTTCTAAATTAGAGCATAAAACAGTAGATCAATTAAATACAGCTTTAACAAATGCTGGTGAAAAAGCTAAAGGTTTATACACTAACTTTTTGAATCAAATAGGTATTGGTTCTGGTGGTGGTGGTGGTGGTCAATCAGAAGATGAAGCTGGTGGTGGTGGTGAAATAAAAGCTGTTCAAGATATAGATAAGGTAGAGAAAAAAACTGATCAACTTAAAGAAAAATTTTTAAACCTAGCATTAACATCAAATATGGTTGGTGAAGAAATTAGTAGTGCATTTATGAATGCTTTTTCATCAATGATGGAGGGCGAAAACTTTTTTAAATCATTAATAAAAGGATTAGTTGCCTTAATTAAAAAGTTAATAGCAGCAGCAATTGCAGCTTTTGTACTATCTACATTGCTAGGTGGTATAGGTATAGGTGGCATAGAAAGTGGCACAAAAGGTTTTAAAAAATTATTTGGATCATTATCTGGTTTAGGCAATATTACTAAAATGGCATCTGGTGGTATTGTAAGTTCACCAACTTTAGGATTAATGGGTGAATATCCTGGTGCAAGAAGCAATCCTGAGGTTATTGCACCACTTGATAAATTAAAATCATTAATTGGTGATAGGGGTACATCACAAGTTCAAGTAGGTGGTCAATTTACTTTAAAAGGTCAAGATTTAGTGGTAGCATTACAAAGAGCAAACAACAATAGAAATAGAGTTATATAATGGCATATGGTGTTAAATACAGATTAGAGTTTTCTGATGATTTAGAAAATGGTAAAAAAATAGAAATATTAAAAAACAATTATACTGGTAGTGTTTTAGATCTTGTTGGAACTAGTGATCCATGCACTATAACTTGGGAAAGTGATGATAATATTTATTCACCAATAAAAGGATCACAATGTACACTTAATTTCTTTGTTACTGATACAGTAAATTATGATGATTTTTATGAATCAGATGAAAGGGAATATCAAGTAAAAATATCTTACAAAGATTCAAGTGATGTTTATCAATTATATTGGATTGGTTGGCTTGTAGTTGATCAGTTTAAGGAAGCTGTTACAACTAAACCATTTCCAATAACATTAACTGCTTATGATGGATTAGGAACATTAGGTGGTTTTGATATGCCTTTAGATACATCAAGTTCATCTATTCAAACTGGTAGGTGGTGGATTTATAATAGTTTAAATAATATTGGTTTAGAATTAGATATTTATGTTAGCCAAGATATTTTTATTAGAAATCCTAGCTCAACATTATATTCAATCTATGATATAATGAATATAACACCATATGATTTACAAAAACAAAAATTAGATATAAATAATGCCAAGCATGTTTTAGAGCAAATACTTAAAATAACAAATGCAAGAATTTTTCAATCATTCGGCAGATGGTATATAATCAATAATTCTAGTTATAGTGGTCAAGCTGTCAAAGATGCTAGTTCATCAACAGCACAAGGTGGTACTATACCAACTGGCATTAGAGCATCAGAAGCATCTAGCTTAGTTACCAATGGAACTGAGTTGCCAAAGTTTGTCGTTTATAATTATCAAGGTATATATCAATCAACATCAAATATTAATGTCTTGTATAAGCTGCCAACTAATTTGACACCTTTAGATAATAATTTAACTAAAGAGTATTTGCGACCACTTAAAAGATTTGATATAACTCATAATGTGTCTCAATATCTAAAAACTAATTTTACTGTTTTAGGAAATAGTGGTTTTGAAAATGGTTTAGCTAACTGGTCAACTTATACATCTACAAGCACAACATCGCCTGGTACTT